TCTGTCCTTTATGTTGAACAGATGCCCATACTTCATGAACAGGAATCGCTTCTTCTCCGGCATCAGGACTTTGATTATCTCCTTGATTTGCTTCTTGGGCTTCACTGCTTTGAAGTCATACTTCATTACACTGCCCGGAGCGCGAGCCAGTTTGTCTCTTGGTAGAAAGGCATTCTGCTCTACAGTCGTCGTTCTTGCGTCAATAAAACTCTGTGGGTTAAATTGCATAGTCATTTTTTCACCTCAATAATCATCAATCATTGTTAATATTCCTCTGTAAACCATCTTTGAATCGGACTTGGCACTCACTATGTATTTGAAAACGGGGATGCCCTTCTCATTAAGTTTCTCTATTCCTCCCTCGAATGCCTTGAATATCGGATGCTTGTCAATGTCCTCGTACTGATACTTGTCTTTCCATAAATCGAACTTATTTGCCCATATACCTACTGCTGTTGGATAGTCAGATGTCTTCTTCTTCCCCTTCTTGTTTATTACGTCCCAGTATGGAGAGCATATTGTATCGACTAGAAAGGACCATGATAACTGCTGCTCGATATCATAGTGCTTGCTCAAGTGCCTGTCATCAATCATGAATATGACGTATCTGACATGGCGTTTTCGCATATCTTTTATCCATTCCCCCCAGTATAGTGTCTCTCCACCTACATCTGCCGTCTTCACCGTATGCGCATTTCCGTCTATCTTGACATACTTCCTAGTCGCTCTCTTCAACCCAACGGTTCTTTCCTTTATGGTAGGAACATCACCTCTCGTTCTCAATTGATGATGTAGTGTCGTCTTACCAACCTGAGTCGCTCCATACACACCGAAGTTTATCGCGTGTAGTTTGCTGTATAGTTTACCAACTGCTTCTACAACAACGATTGCAAAACCAGCCATCAACGACATTTCAACACCTCAGAACAAATGATGCCAAAAGTCTAGCAGTCCCTCCCATACTCCTGAAAAAATGTTGATTCCTGATAAGGCTATCAGATGCCCTACAAGGAAACCACATACAGTGGATACGAAACCCCAAAACCAAAACCTGAACCTCATGAACATCAGGTCTGCTGAATGCGCTCTCTGCAAGTCATATGCGAGAGTCGATTCATCGATGCCCATCAATAGTTGGTCTAGCATGTTCTCACTGTTCAGTCATCAAGAAGGACGGATTTATCACGTTCTCATCGACATACTGTTGCTGCTGTGGAATCGGTCTGAACCTGAACTCTTCATACTGACGCATGGACTCACGTACTCTCTTGCGGTTCTCTTCGTCCTTGGCCTTCCTAGCCCAATAGGTGTTGATGCTTCTCTGTAGTAGGAAATCCTCGATGTACTCGTTCAATACCAAATCGAATAGGGATTTTAGTATCATTATACCCCCGACTGTTAGTACACCGAATAGAATCGCTAGTGTGTAAGGTCCGTAGATACTCATGAACTCCGCACCGAATGTAGCGAAGAAGTATACGTTTACACCGCTCACAGCACCAACGAATAGAATCGTCATGACAAGACGAGTATCGTCCTCGAATGTGTTATAACTCATATCAAGCGAACTCCACGGAAACTGCACATGAACCACTGCCACTCAATTCTAAGTAAAGCCCCCCATCTGCAATTACTCCATGCATGTCGAATTCTATAGCGACTTGTTTCGATGCATCGTATGCTATTCTCACAAGTTCTGTTCCGCTTGCTGCGGTGTTGTTGTATATCTTGATTGTTCCTGTGGTACTGAAGTCTGATGCATGTACGCTGATTAGTTTGCATCTGTCATTCGATATCACTGTGCTTGATGTTTTAACCCCACTGGAATTACACGCCATGCCTATTCCTCCTTGGTGGTGGTTTTCTTAGTTTTCTTTGCCTTGGGCTTAGGAGAAGCATCCTCTGTCTTTTTCTTGGGGGGTCTTCCCCTCTTCTTTGGAGCAGGTTTTTCCTCTTTCACTTCAGGCTCTTCCTTCTCCACTTTAGGCTCTTCCTTCACTTCAGGCTTTGGCTTTGTTTTTACCGAGGAAAGTTTCTTTGGGAAATGTTTAGTGACAACTGCATCCAATGATGACTCGTTCTCTAATTTTAAGACGATACGCTCTAGGTCGCCATTGGCAGAAAGCAAATCAGACTTGTCTGATGCATCGAATCGATATGTGATAGCATCACCGACTACATATGCGGCATATGCTAGAGGCATATCTACCTCTTCTGTTGAAGTGATACTATAGGTCACTCCGCCTCTTCTGATTATTAGCGGTTCATCTCTAGATTTGTTCTTCAGTTTTACTTTAACCATCTAAATGCACCTACAATTATGTTGTAGCCCCGCCCCTCCTAAAAAGGAGGGACAGGACTAAACTTTTCGTTGTTCTATTTAGAGATTCCCGTAAACACGGACTCTAATGGTCGTGTCAGTGATATTCCCACTAGCGGCAGCATTCGTTCCATCCATTGCTGTAAACAGCAAGGCGAAACTGGATGCGCTCTCGTAAGCACCAGCAGCAGAAACCTCTACATCGACATCATAGGTTGCAGGTAGGCTATTGCCTGTTAGCACCACTGCGTTGACACTACCAAGTCCTAGGGAAGAAGCCGTGATGACTTCACCCCCGGAAGTGGCAGTTGTCACCACAATGTATGCATCAACAACGTACTCGTCACCCTGTACCCTAGAGGCTGAGTAGCCTTTGTGGTCAGTTAATACTGTGACTGTATGTGCCATACCTAATCACCTCACGCACTCTTTAGGTTCGTAATCTTGGCTTGTCCCTTGAAGAATGAACAGCAGGTTTCCCCGATTGTCCTGTACATTCCTTGGTTTCCGAGTTTACCAACACCGAATGGGTTTCCGTTAGTGATACCATCCTCAAAGTATTGGGTTGGTTTCATAACAGCAAGCCATAGGTGGTCAGTGTCTAGCAACAGAATGTCGCTGAGTTTGTTTGAACCCTGTCCGGTCTTCGTCATATCCTTACATGGAATGATTGGGATGTCGTAGTAGGAAGCGACCCTGAAGCCGACCTCTGCACCCGCTACACCACGAACTCCGTTGTGTGTCGGTACTATTTCCCTTCTGTCCATAAATCGCTCTTGGGACTGTAGTAAGTCGCCAATAGCCTGAACAGTGTCATATCCAGTTAGTATGACCTTGGTGTTTCCACCGTTCTCACGCACTTCGCGGATAACGCTGTTAAGTAGGCTTAGTGTTAGTAGCCTTGCGTCACCTGCTGCATATCCACTTCCGAAGTTAACAACAGCGTCTAGGTATCCGTTTCCTGCTGCTGCTCTGTCTTTTCCGTAGATGTTTCGCATCTCTTCACCAGCAGTTGCCTCAGTGTCGCTCGTAGTACCAATTAGGTTAGCCTGAGCCATTGCCAAAATCTCATCGGAGGAAGAAACTATCTTCAAGAGCGAAGTGTAGTTAACTGTTAGGTCGAGGTCAGGCGTTGGGCTGTCTCCACCATCTTCAGCACCGTATGCCTCGAAAGGCATCAGAAGCATCTTGTTCTGAGACTCAGCGTGATGCTTACCCATATCCTCACGGATTATTGCTCTGATGTCACCTACGCCATCATCGATAGCGGCAAGTTCCATACCAAGTTCTGTAAACTCAAACAAGTGAGCCACAGTCTTTGGGCTAACAAACAGTTTGTCATACTCAGGGGCAAGGGCCTTAAAACCAGCACCGCCAAGAGTAGCGTTCTCCTGAACACCACCAATTAGGTTTTCAGCAGGAGCAGCACCTCCCATAAGAGCATCACTACCCGTACCACCTACAGCAAAGGACGAACCACTGCCACCTTGAGGACGGCTCTTTAGAACCCTCCATCCTGATGACGTGTATGGCCTCTTTGCTATCATGGATAGCGCATTAACCTCTTGGTTAAGCATCGACCAAACTTTCTGTCCATAAAGGACATTGTAAAGGTCTGCTGTACCAGCACCGGCAAGTAGCGAAGTACCGCTATCGTGTGCAGTACCAAGGCCACCCACTACGGCCTGACTCTTCAATAGAGCATTACCGGAAGCACCGGTAAGGCCGTATGAAGCACTCTCTAAATCTTTCATTGTTCTAATATATCCACTCATTTCTTTTCACCTCAGTAGTTCCCCGCCATTTTGTGTATGTCGTCCCACGACATGTTGGCGATATTCTCAACGGATTCTAGTACCTCTTCAGGGAGGGAAGGCACTGCTGCCTTGACGATTGCATCGTTCCTCTCTGTTAGAGATTTGCGTAGTTCAGCAAACTCTTCCTTGAGAGCAGATACTTCAGCATGTGCATCATATTCTGCTTTCTCAGCAAGAGATTTCTTCATGTCCATCTCTTCAGCAAATCGAGCCTCGAATTGCTTGGATAGAGAATCGTATGCTAGTTTCTCCAATTGCTCGGCTTTGTACTGCTCATACGCTTTCTCTACGTTCTCGATGGATAGGTCAAGAGTGGTGAAGTCACCGCTCTCAAGTCCTTTAGCAACTGGGCCTAGTGCCGCTGGTGTTGCTGCTGGTCGCCCTGCAACTACGACTTCCTCACCTGCTTCGTCTCCCGACTCGCGTGGTGTGTCGTCGTCCAATGCTTTCGCTTCCATGTCCATCATTTCTTCTTCTTCTGCTTTTTCTTCTTCACCCATTGCTTTCTCGTCCATCATGGCCTTCTCGTCCATCATGGCTTTTTCATCCATAATGGCCTTCTCGTCCATTTCCTCTTTTGAAAGGGCATCAACCTCTTTCATCAGGGTACTGAGTTCAGCAAGGGCTTTTTCCAACTTTTCAGTCAATTTTTCACCTCTGTCTTCTTTCAATACGTCAAATTTGGCTTCCGGGTTGATACCCTTCTCACAAATTGTGACTTCGTGTAATTCGAGTTTGTCGATTTCATTGTACTCCCCAAACTCGTCGTTGTTCCTCTTCTGCTTCGATAGTGCTTGACCACCGATGCTGAATGAACGTAGGGTTCCCTTTCGGATTCCCCTTGATATTTCCTTGGCCTTCTCTATGTCATCTCTTAGTTTGATGACAACATAGAACCCAACGTCATCAACGTGGGTCTTGTGAACAGTCCCGTTGGTATCTCTGTAGGACTCTATTACCTCACCAACCTGTACGTTGGAATGATTTGACATGACATTCCTGAACTTCTTGTCTTCCATGAATTTCTCTACAGCCTCGTTTAGAGCCTTTAGTGTTATTAGGTCGTTCTGCTTGTCAACTACCTCTATAGAAGCATAGCCACCTATCACTAGATTATCGGACTTTAGAATAGAGAAGTCTGTTTCGACTTGCCTAACAATTCTAACTGGCTGCTCTAGCACGATTGCGCTTATTCACATTTATGGTATTTAATAGAATCGTCAGTTAACATTAGATAGTGTTAACTTTTTATTCCTATCTTTAGTTATGTCAATCAAACCATCATCCTCTGATGAATCAAGCATCTCTTGTTTTATTCCTGTGAATACGACCCAAGAATCCTCACCGTCTATTGGTACGACCCTAGCATGTAGTCTCGTCTTGAACTTGTCACCATCTAATCTATACTCATGATATCCGTGTCTTTGTACTCCAAACTCCACATCTCCCTCATCCAGTTTGTATCCGTTCTGTAGATTCGTGGATATCTCTGCGGGGTATTTGTTGGATTTACCGAACAGGTTGAATATATCCTCATCATTATCTATGTCAATAGTCCAACCAAAAGTCATGTCATCATACATCAGAACTAAGTCTAGATTGTCGTCTTTCCTCTTGTTGACAACGAACTTTCCAATCTTCTGAGTAGCATCCTTTGCGATGACCTCTTCATTTTCCTCGAATGTGTCTTTCGTCTTATCATATACGAAGTGATTTTGATTCATCATCCACTTCTTGAGTTTCTGTTGGTCGCCATCGAAGGCATATCCCTCAAATTTATCTGCATGTTTTTCCTTGACAAATTCTAGGATTTCCTTGTATGTTGTCGGTGTTCCCTTTTCTTTTAGGAATTGAAATATTCCATTCCTGAGTTCTGAGCGTATGGTCTTGATTACCTCGGTCAATTCCTCTTTCCATATGTCTATGTCATACAGGGCATTCTTAGCCATCAGGTCATCTCCCTCAATCGCATACACCTGAAAGCCGTCTAAGTCCGATTTGAGTATTATCTCCGCATCACCGTGTATTCCATCGGTGACTATGGCTTTCTTCAATCCCTCCATCCTCACGGAGTAGTCCTTTGATTCCTCTATGAGAGACTTCTTGCTCTCATCGGCTAATATCTCCAATGTCTGTAGTTTATCTGATTCCTTCACTTCAGGTATCTCTATCACCTTGGCGGAATAAAGCGAGTATCCCTTTCCGTTTCTTCTCACCTCGTCTACCTTTACTCTCACGATTGAACCAACATCGACAGATTCCTTTGTATTCAATGCCCTACCTACGGGAACATATGCGACATCATCCATTTCTACTGTCTTGTTCTCTCTCGCCTGTTCTGCTGTGACTGGTCCTATGCCCAAGGAATACGAGAAGAGGTTGCTATTCGTCTTCTTCTTGTCTAGAACTATAACATCCAAGTCAACGAACTTCTTCCACTTAATCCACTTGGGATTCTTCTGTATTCCAACGTAGTAGGTTGATTCTATATCCTTGATTACCACTCCCTCGGATGCTGGAAGTTCCATTATGTCCTTCGAGTATTTATTCACCTCTTCAATGGAATCCGCTATCCTCGTATCTTTCTTGGAGGGGAATGCTAGATTTTCGGATGAGTGTTGTGAGTATTGATAGAACAGGATGTTTATTCTCTCTCTGAGAGGCTCTTCTGCTACAACCTTATCCTCATGATACATTATATCGAACACATGCGCTCTGAGTTCTAACTCAGGTACTTTCTTCTTGAATATGTGAGATACGACATCAGCACGATGCACATCCTCTTTTCCCTTAAATCCAACTAATTCAGCATCTAATGTACAATCACCGAAATGTCTCTTCTTCATCTCATCGACTTGCTTCTTGCATTTGTCAGTAATGTCTTTCTTGTTGAATGAAAATATCTTGATGTCACTGC